TATATATAATGTTAAATTTTTGTAATTTGTTAGCTTTGTTTTTTTTGGTAAATGCGCTTTTTTGGGGAATGGCGTCGCACAAACAACATTGTAAAGTTGCTTCTATGTTTGGAATGAAAAAATGTCCGCCTCATTGGATCCACGTTTATGTAATGGGTCTTGGTTCGTTTATAGTGTCACTTTTTTTAGTTCAAGGTAAAGCGGGACTTTAAAATACAAACTCAATGTAAATAATATAAAGAGAAATCGGGAATTTATTGTAAATAATGGCGGATACAGAAAAGAAATATGATAAAACAATTGTCTTTTGCGTTCTCGGAGAATCATTATCTCATAACTTCTTGCGTTCATGGACAGAAATTGTTGGATATTGTTTATTGAACAATATAAAACCTACGTTGTCGTCTCATAAATATAATACATTTGTTTCCAAAACGTTTGTTTTATCTGCAAACAGTGAAACAAATACTCCATTTTCAGGTAAGGTTGATTATGATTATATAATTTATATTAAAAATACATCTTTGGTAAATGCGGAAACCATTAAAAAAATGATTGATCAAGAACTTGACATTTTATCGTGTTTGGCACCTAATAATTTCAATTTACGTGAGACAAACTATATTGAACATTTTGAATTAAGTGATATAGAAAAAAACATATATAAATATGGACAAATTGAAGATGTAAATAAACTTTTACATAAACTCCAAGAAGACGCCAAACCCGACTCGCCGCCGTCATCATTATTGAAAGTGGACTATTTTGATTTTAATGTGGTTTGTATCAAGAAGGGTGTTCTAGAAAAAATGAAATTGCCCTGGTTTAATTACGAAGAATCTCTTCGTGATATTACGGGAGATATTTATTTTTGCGATAAATGTAAAAAAAATGGTATTGATTTGTATGTAGATTTAAATCTGGTTGTGAATAATGAAAAAAAGATTGTTTGTTAAATTGTATAAATATTTATTTAGAAGTATATAAATATTTATTTAGAATAAGTGAAGCTATATAACATGTTAAAAAAAGTAATGTTCAAAAATGAAAAATACTTGTATGTTGATTGGGAGTATCTAAAAAACAGTTATGAAAGTGGTAATTTGCAAGGAGCAACTGTCTTTGCACGATTGTTTGATTTGATTCAAGATGACCTTTTTGTGCCTCAAAATAAAGATGAATACGATTTAACTCATTACAATATATATATCGAAGACTGGGTATTGTTTTATTCATTTGTTAGAAATGGATATATTCCAACTACATATGATTTGAATGATAATTTGAAAGATCTAAATTATTGTTATGACATTTGTATAAAATTTGGAGGAGTTCCTAAATTTGAAAAATATTATTGTGAATTTTTCAATGACCCTCGGGCGGAGAAAGAACTGAACGAAGTTGTCTACAATCCCATGACTCCTCAAGAAGACATAAAAAATATTTATATTTGGCGGTCAATTACTTCGTTTACTGCATTAAAACCCAATGAGTCAGTCACTGTTCTTATAAGCAGTGAACCAGTTACGGTTCTTTATGCCCGGAGAGCAAGAGAAGAATCAGCGATTTTGTAATATCATAAATTAGTAAACTATTCCAATATTCCTTAGTTTGATGTATTGTCCTTTACTTATATTTGAACGCGTAATCATTTTAGTATCACCATAAAATATGCTTTTAAAATATGCTGGCTCTAAATCTTCCCATATAAACATTCGTTGATAATATGGATTAGTATCGCTTTTAAATTTGTACTTACGCACATAATTAAGTGATAATGTATGACGAGATTCATAAATAATTTGTGCTGTTGGATGTCGTGGTGTAAATTTTACAATCTCACGTTCCAATTCGATTGGTAATTTCATCATTTTGTTAGACATTAAGTTAAATAAGATTTTTAGTTACTATAAATATATTTTGAAATATCATTTCAATTTTTAAAGCATTGATTCCATAGACCAGTTGCCTACACAATGTAATGACTCGTGAACTTCCATTAAAATTTCATCTACTGCTCTATGTACAATATAATCACTTGCATTTGGAGTATTTCTTATTATATTTACTTGGTTATGTACAAATCCGCACAACGACAAGTTATTTCTACATTCGTATGGTGTAAACATTTCTGTGTTTACCATATCTATCAATTTATCCATATTTATTTCCTTTTTTACAGTCGTAGTGCTAATTTCTCTACGACACAAAGCACAATTATTGCTTGTACGTGTCAAATTTGAAAAACAATCTACACAAAATTTATGCCCACACTTTAATTTACACATATTGTCATTAATTTTTTCCAAACAAATTGAACATTCAAATGAAGGGGTTTTTTCATACAAAAATTTATGATATAAATCTCTGACATATTTATGTTTCATATTTGGCGTGCCATCGCTGTTAATGTGTTTAATCTTTTCTAACTGCTTCGTCTTTTGCAGATATTCCAAAAAATGTTTTGACTCCATTGTTGATGATGGACACTATTTATCGTTGTCTTTTATAAGCTTCGTGAATCATTTCAATTTTTTGGAAAGAACATTTTTATTTTTTCTATGTTTGTACTATTATATAAAATAACTTCAACAATTGCCACAGGAGAAGACAAATATATAAACAAAAAATATAATAACTCATAGCAATAATTATTGTAAATTTTTATTATGGTTTTCTTTAAATACTGATATTTATGTTTTTTCAGAGAATTTAAAAAGCATGAAAATCTATACACTGATTTTATGCTTATCTTGTCAATACATAAGTTATTTGTCTCTAATATTAGATTGAAATCTATTTGTCTTTTATAACAGTTTTCAATCGGTCTCATTATTTTATTACAGTCGTCTTGACTTTCAAATGATCGTATGTCAACAAATATTGTGGGGATGGTGGGTGACGCTGATGTGAATGATATATTTTTCATACTCTCAACTTCTATTATAAAAGACAAACAGAAAATTGATTTGGGAACACCGCCGCAACGAAACTTACAGAACACTAACATGGCAGCAGCAGAACCAGAACAAATTAGTATTGAATACAATCGCGATACTTTCAACTTGGAAAATCCGAATGATACTTTGGTCGTTGAACAATCATATTTGGATTATCAAACAAACAAACTATCACTTAAAAAACCCGTAATGCAATTAAATTATGATAATATTTGTATTAAATCAAATAATGTTCTCCACGTATATGTAATACTTCAACACATAATGAAACAAAATACACTGATTGAATTATCTAAATGTGATTGGGATTACAATAAATGGAAGGTAGAAATCACTTCTAATAAAAAATTACCTGATTGGGCAAATATTCTTAATTGTATATTAAATCTTGGGGATAAGTTTAACAAACCATTGAAAATTACAGATTTGGATGCATTTGTCAAATTGAATGATAAAAGAGGATGGGGGGGAGAACGCCCAAGAGAAGTATATTATAAAATGGGATACCTTTTCTATACTCCCCGAACAAATCAAACTTTAAATAATGGCGAAAGGTTGATTGAGTGTCCATTTCCTATAGGTCGTATTAATCCTAAAAGAAAGGCGATTGTTTCTGATGATATATCTACCGAAAAGAAGTGTTTTACCTGTGGGTGTAAAGAAGGAGAAACAAGTCGGTTTGGAAATGTTTGCACTTTTGAAAAAGGGCATTTTAATCCTCATATACTTGGAGGAGAAGATACTGCTGGTCATCAGTGCAAATGGTGTAATTCATTCTACAAAGATAAACTTATTTTAGACCCAATTACTGGCAAACCCGACTTCAATGTATATGCTGTAATGAGAGATTCTTCCAAAAGTGTAGTAAAAAAAGCAATATGTGACCTTAATTATTCAATTGAATTCTTGACCGACCATTTTACAAATGAACAAATAATAGAATTGTGTAAGAAACGAGGCATTACGCCAAAGGATCTTGAATAAACTTTTGATTACATAGTTCCTTGTAAATATTTTCAATCAACGCCGGAGAAACCGCATTTCCTATTTGACGATAATTTATACTATTTTTATTGTGAAATATATAATCTTCGGGAAACCCCATAATTTTAAAACATTCTTTGATACTTAACCGTCTTACACCAGTACCATCATATATATAATATCTTCCAGAACTTTCGCTTGAACTTAGTGTAGGATTAACTCCGTCTATGTGATATATTCTATTTGGTTGTTTGTGAACTCGAGATAGATGCTCTGTATTTGGTAAAACCCCAGCGTTACGAATATTACCCTTTAAGTAACCACAAAATATTAATCCAGATGGTTGAGTTTTCAACTGATCATTTTCAAGTAATACGTATTTATCTTCTTCTATATATTCTTGATTACTGAAATCAATAATATCTTTCAAATTTTTTCTTACATTCATGCTTTTCAACTTATCAAAATTGAAAGGCGTGTCGTATATATTTTTATTTGTGCAAATAAAATAAACCCTTTCTCTATTTTGCGCTAATCCAAAATTTGCAGTATTCAATAAAGAATATGAAACATTGTAGTTTAATTCCTGTAGATCGGACACTATTTTTTTTATTACTTCTCCTTTGTTCATTACAAGTAAATTTTTAACATTTTCTAAAAATATTATTCTTGGTTGTTTTTCTGCAACAATGTTTAAAATTTTATCATAAACCTTACTTCTATCGTCATCCATTCCTTTCTTTAACCCCGCCGAACTAAATGGTTGACACGGAAATCCTGCACACAAAATATCAAAATCACAAAGTTCCTTTTCATTTAATTCAAATATATCTTCTTTGCATTTAATATTGAAATTTGTTTCATAACTTTCTCTACAAGACTTATTGATATCGCACGCTAATACACATTTATGCGGATTTAAACCAAAATGAAATCCACCAATACCAGAACACAAATCAATAAATTCAAGTTTATTAAATTTACTTGTTTTTTTCATATTTGTTGTATATCGTTAATGTATATTTAATATAAATTCAATTTTATAATAATTCTTAGAAGAAACAGATACAAATGTTTTTAGTACTTTTAATTTATCTTTTTTATAGTTTTTTTTTGATTTTTTTGCAAATTTTAAGAATTTACTTTTTTTATTTCATGCCTCTTGGATAATTATATCATTAGATAGTAGTATTAATGATATATGATTTAATATATTACTCTATCGGAGATTGGGGTGCAAATGTTTCACAAGTGAATGCTGCAAAACATGTTGCGAATTCTATGGCGAATTATTATTACTACTTGAATCCAGATCGTATGTCAACAAATATTGTGGGGATGGTGGGCGACGCTGATGTGAATGATATATTTTTGCTACTATCATTTTCTATATCCATAAGCATTGTAATATATTTTATTTAATTATAAAAATGATTTTTATAATTAAATATTTAATTCATAAAAGAAAACAAAACGCCTAAAATTTTAACAGTTGCCCTGCTTAACGTGACTTAGCATATTGTAGACACACTGGCTTACGCACGATACACGCTGGATGACAGCGTTACCGTCAGCCGTCGGTGTTATCAAGGCCGTCCGCCACCTCTTCGGCCGGCCGCCACCTCTTTGGCCGCCGCGAGAATGAACTTGCTGCCATCGTGATCCCCCTTTTGCTCAAGTTCGTCCAAACGCGCACGTATAAGTTCTATATTCTCTTTATCTAACACAAGCCTGCCACCATTCATATCATTTGTCATAATATATGTCAATTTTATGCAGCCAATCACCAAGAGTCCGATGCCGATGTTATCCACTTGGGTACCAGCCACCAAAATTTTGGTCAATTCGGGACAGCCATCCGCCAGCGCCTTCGCGGTCTTGTTGCCCACTGAGGTGTTGTTCAACCCAATCGTGGTCAACTTGGGGCAGCCATTTGCCAGCGCCCTCACGCTCGCCCCGCCCACGACGGTGTTGTTCAACCCAATCGTGGTCAACTTGTGGCAGCCATTTGCCAGCGCCCTCACGCCGCCCAAGCCCACGAAGGTGTTGTTCAACCCAATCGTGGTCAACTTGGGGCAGCCATTTCCCAGCGCCTCCACGCCCACATCGCTCACTTGGGTGTTATTCAGCCAAATCTTGGTCAACTGGGGGCAGCCATTTGCCAGCGCCACCACGCCCGGGTCTCTCACTTGGGTGTAAGTCAGATTAATCTCGGTCAGGTCAGGGAATCCAAACGGCAACCAAGTTATTGCATCATCAGTCAAATCGTCTTTGTATTCAAAATTAATCTTTTGCAAACTTTTAGGTTTAATTGTAACTTTTGATATCTTATCATTTATCTCTTCCGGAAACGGCAACATTTTTTTTAGTAAAGAACTATTATTATTTTGTAAGTATTGCCCTGAACGCTTTACACGAGTTTTCTCGGCAAGTAACGCTAGTTGTTGAACCCCCGCATTGGTTATATTAATTCCATGTGGATTAAACACATTTGTTCCATAACCAAGATTGAAGATACGTAAGCCCCGCGGGGTTGTATTTTGATATGATTTCTCCATACGACTAAAGCGTGTTAACATTTCTTTATCATCTTCTGTGAGCATGTCATTCTTTGTATTCCCGTCTAAAGAATAAGCGTGTAACAACTTCTCTTCATTAATTCTTTTATCCATTCTGTTCGATGCCGCCCCACCTCTTTTTTTTTTTGATTTATTATTATTATTATTATTCACCCTTTGAGTAAGTTTCTGTTGTTTACGTTTTTTTGATTTTGTCTTTTTTTTATCTTTATGTTTTATTTTCATATTATATAAAATAATAATAAAATAATAATAAAATAATACATATGATATATGATTTAATATATTACTCTATCGGAGATTGGGGTGCAAATGTTTCACACGTGAATGCTGCTAAATTCGTTGCGAATTCTATGGCAAATTATTATTACTACTTAAATCCACCGCCCAGCTTTGTGGTTTCTTTGGGAGATAACTTTTATGATAACGGAGTAAGTGGAATTACCGATGAATTATGGGATAGTGCGTGGTTTTCAGTATTTATAAAACCATTTTCATCTATGCATAACATTCAGTGGTTTTCTATACTAGGAAATCATGACTATGGACGAGGTGTAAAAAATGCTGAGTCACAAATTGAAATGACAAATTATTCAAAAAATTGGGTTATGCCAGGGAAAGACTACTATTCGTATGATGAATCTACAAGCAGTTATCATATATTTATAGATACTGTCAAAATATATCCAGAATTGTATGATGCAACAAAATCCTTATACACGCACCAAGATATTACTAATTCATTAGTTGCTTTAGAAAGTATGCTTATAAATGCCAAAACTCTCAATTGTAAATGGATTTTTGTGTATGGTCATTATCATTTATTTTCAAACGGATATTATGGTAATTATAATAAAATGATTGAGCGAATATTTCCACTGTTAAAAAAATACGGGGTTGCTGTTTATTTTTCTGGACATGAACATAATTTCCAACTTTTCAAATATGATGGAATCTATTTTTGTGTAAATGGTGCTGGTGCATACAAAACACAAAAATTAAACACGCAGAATTTAAATATTGAAGTGAACACAATATATAGTAATAATAATAATGGATTTTTAATTCATAAATTAAACGACAAGTATTTGAACTTAAAATTTATAAATACAGATAATATCGCTGAATTTGATTATCATATTCCGCATCCGGGACTCGAACCCGGGTCTACCCGGTGAAAGCGGGTTATCCTGACCACCTAGACTAATGCGGAAAAAAATATTACTGCGACAACGGTGAGATTCGAACTCACGCGTGCTCAGCACAATGGATTAGCAGTCCATCTCCTTAACCACTCGGACACATTGTCGTATTATGCTCCTAGCAGGGATCGAACCTGCGACTTCCAGCTCATAAGACTAGCACTCTAACCAACTGAGTTATAGGAGCATTGATATTGATAAATTTAATTATCATTAACTATACATAGCGTATGTTATATATCATATTATTAATAAAAAATATTAATACACCCGATGTGGGACTTGAACCCACGACCACAAGATTAAAAGTCTTGCGCTCTACCGACTGAGCTAACCAGGTTTTAGGTTCTACTGAGAACCGAACAAGTTAGTATTTTCTGTACCAATGCTTTTCACATTTATAAGTAATAATATCTCTTTATATTGTTTCCTGTTAATATATTTTCATTTAGATTTAAAGGAAAATATTTTATTTGAAATTGGACATACAAGGGGGGTCGCACGAGGATTTTCTTTCTGGAACTGTTTCTTCAAATCACGAGTAAGCTTTGATTTGAAACAGGGGCGATTGTCTTTTGTCTTTATATAGAAATATCCATTGGCAGAAAGCCAGTCCTCAAATTCATTTACTTTATAGTTCCCATTCTTCCTGGGACTTCTGGGGGATTTTTTCATTTTACTATAATAGACAAACATTGTTTATGCCGTTAAATAATTTATTTATTGTCACTTCAATTTTTTATTTCATAATATAAAATTGAAATCATATTATTCGCATAATTAATTATATTATCAAGATGAATATCCGAGAAGAAATATACAATAAAGGCTTTTGTATTGTACCTAATGTTTTGACACAAGAAGAATGCAATAACGCATATCATATGTTTCACGAATGGAAAAATACAATCACAGATCATGACTATATTCATAACGCTGTTGATCCACACGGAATTTATAAATATCACCGAGTTGGTCATACTAAACACGCTTGGTATATCCGAACCAGGCCAAATGTACAAAACATTTTCAAAGAATTTTGGGGAACAGATGACTTAATTGTATCCTTCGACGGCTGTTGTTATATTCCGAAAAATGCAAATAAAAAAGATAAAAATTGGACTCATAGCGACCAAGCACCTATCACAGAAGGACTACAGTGTATACAAGGATTTGTTGCACTAACTTCTAATGAACAACGTACATTTGTAGCATATGAAGGAACACACGAGATTCACCAACAGTTTTTCAAAGATAGAAACATTCAAAACAGCAAAAACTGGAACCGAATTCCGGACGCTGATATAGAAGAAATGAGCGAACAAAAACGAGTACTACACGTTCCTGCTGGTTCGCTTGTTTTATGGGATAGTCGCACATTTCATCGCAATCAATACGGAAAACCATTTTCGGAAGAGCGACTTGTTCAATATGTTTGTTATTTACCAAAAAATCATCCTAAAAATACACAAAATATGCATAAAAAACGGGTAAAATATTTTGAAGAACAAAGAACTACATCTCATTGGCCAGTTCCTGTCAGAGTCAATGCGCTACACCCACAAACATACGGAAATAATAGAAATATTATAGATTATACTAACATACCTTTGACAAATTTACAAGAAGAAACTTTCTATGATGACATTTTAAAATTAATTTAGAACATTTTATTTATCATATATTTTATATGACATTACATTTCATATTTTATTGGGAACAATTTAGAAAATTAATTTATTTGTTCACTATTGAAAGGTGGTTACAAAATATATTTAACACTATAATAAATTAAAATTGCTTGTACCATTAAATAATTTAACTTTTTATTTAAATTTTTTATATTTTTATATTTTTATATTTTTATATTTGATAAATACACGGTCTCAATCGGGCTCGTCGAAACTCCAACGGATACCCCTTCCGTATTCCACATTCGGATTAAGTTCCTGCATCATCCTAATACCATCGTCCGTCACCTCCGATCCAAACGTCCATAAATGGCTCAATTGGGGACAATTTTTCACGATCTCAATGGCGGCGGCGTTTGTTACTTCCGTACCACCAATATGTAATTGTTCCAACTTTGGGCATTTTTTTGCTATTGCAATAATACCGGCGTCGGTCACTCCCGTCCCGTCAACCCTAATCCACCACATGTTGGGGCAGTTTTCTGCTATTGCAATAATACTTTCGTCTGTCAATTGCGTATTATCGGCAATATCAAGATGTTCCAACTTTGGGCAGTTTTTTGCTATTGCAATAATACCTTTGTCTGTAATACCTTCTCCGACTTCACCCGCGATCGTGGCCAGGTCCTCTTGTTCTATATTTTCAATTTCTAAACGTTCCAAATTTGGGCAGTTTTCTGCTATTGCAATAATACTTTCGTCTGTCACTCCTGTTTGGTCAAGTGAAATTTCTCTCAATTTTAAGCAGTTTTTTGCTATTGCAATAATACCTTTGTCTATATCTCCTTCCCCTTCGTTCCCCCAAAGAGATATTTTTTCCAACTTATCACAGCTATCCGCCAGCGCACACAAGCCGTTCTCTGTCACTGCAACAATTTCTATTTCAATCTTTTTCAAGTCGGGGCAATTTTCTGCTATTGCAATAATACTGGCGTCGGTCACTCCCTTTATATTGTTAAGAGTAATATGTTCCAATTTCTTAAATTTTTTCACCATTGCAATAATACCTTCGTCTGTCACGTGTGTTTCATCAAGAAAAATATTAATTATCTCGGCTATCACTTCCTGATTTTCTCCACCATTTTTTTTTGGAGCGTTTAAGGAAGGGACGCTATCTACTATTGCTTTTAAAATTTCATCATCAATATTCGTATTATTTAAATCAATTATTCTCAATTCTAGATAGTTTCTTAATTGAACCGCATTGCTATGGTTAATTTGCTGTTTAAATTTGGGTTTTGGTTCTATTTTTCTTACCATTCCGCTCACTTTTCCTCTAAATTCTTTGTTTAAAGCTTTAGTACTAGATAAATTTGTTGGAGGTAAAAGTCTTATTACTCCTTCAAAAGCATTGGATAATAACGCGTTTTTGTTTATTCTTTTAAACCTCTTTTCAGCAGCTTCTTCTGCCGCCGACCCTCCTTTTATTCTACTAAATCTCTTTTTTATATTTTTTTTAATCCGACTTTGTTTATTTTTATTTTTACTTTTACTTTTACTTTTTTTTGTCTTATTCATAATAATATTACAATATAATATATTTTATTATGATATTATTAATCAGAAGTAATCGTGTTGCGTTTGTTATATAACATCATAAGTATCTCTTCTTTGATATTGTTCAACATTGTATCTGAATCTCGGTTTTTTAGATACTTTCTGAAAGATTCTATAATACTCGGATATTTTTCAGCATATTCATCATACCATTTTTCTAAAACATATTCGTTATAATCATACAGATCGTCTATTTGCATCTTTTTGTCTTGAATTTGCCACTGATTGTCTTTATAAATCATAAGATATTTACCTTTGATATTTGATAAATAAATATTCATATTTTCAGGCTTGTCAACATTAAAATGAACTTTTTCTATAAGAGTTTTTACGCAATGATTGCAATCGCTGATACAATTCATATAATCTTTTGGTGTTAAATGACTATAATCTGTATCTGTATGATTCAAAAGTTGAATATTCAATGTATTATTTGATGTATTATTTATGATTGTTCCATGATTTACAGTCCCATTATTAACATTCTGTTTAACATTCTGTATTTGAAGTTTATTTACCAATTTGTCTATTTGTTTTTGCATTATTTCTATTTGTTTATCCTTCTTACCAATAATCTGTTTTTGATTTTCATTCAACAAACGAGCAAGTTCTTGAAAATCTTCGTCTTTATTTTTCTTGCACGTATATTTGATATGCTTACTTAAACCGGAACGATACTTGTATATTTTACCACAATATTTACATTCATTTCCTGTTTTTACATTTTGGATAAAATTTGGATAACATTTGGATAACGTTGGATAACTTTGGATAACATTTGGATAACATTTTAATTTATCTTTATGTTTTTTTGTTTTCAAATGTTTGTCATAACTACTCTTCACTTTCGCATCATAATTGCAGTGATTACAAAAATATTTACTCATATATATTTTACAAATATTTTTTTTAAATTCTTTTTTGAAACTTTTTTGAAACTTTTTGAAACTTTTTGAAACTTTTTTGAAACTTTTTTAAAATATTTTGTTTTATTAATTTTATGTTATTGTAAAAGTAACAAATAACATATATTGATAAGGAAATATTGTTACCATACCTTAAAAAAGTTTCAAAAATGTTATCCTTGGATAACAAAAAAGTTTCAAGGGAGGGGGGGGGATCTTCATTTTCAAATTCCATTAAAAATCAAAAAAAACAAAAATGAAAAAGTGAAATTTTATATTTTGAATAAAAATGAAAAAATCAATCCATTTAAAAAAATAATATGTTTATTTTATATTGTTTGCACATGCAACAACATCTTCCGATCCCAACACTGTATAGAACGACAAATAATAATATTATTCCAAAGACAGAAAGTATTTGGGTAAGCGATATCGGAAAAAACATTGTTGTTGTTACAAAAATCTTCTCAAAGAAGATACCGATAATTATTTGTTACCGAACAATAGAAATAAAAGACAAAACACTCGGCCCAGAACTTTCGGTCTCGTTGCAAAAATTTCATTCTTTGTTTTCTTCTTTTGAAAACAAAGACAATTAATATAATGATAAAATATAATGTAGATTTAATTTTATCATTATATATAAATTTATGAATAATAGTCATCGTATTGTAACTGTTTTTTTATGTTATGGCATAAATCCGTTTATACGTAAGATGGCAATTACGCATTTGAATGATTATACCGGATACGCTCTGGTTCAATTAACAACTACTGCCGGAAATTTATTTTATTTGACACAAAATTATCATTTACTTTGTTTAGAACCTGTACGCGAATATCATTTACTATATTCTATATGCAGTAGCGCTTTAACTGTATTAAGCTCTTATCATATGACAAAATTATTGAAAAATAATTCAGCCAGTCATATTACAACTCAAATACAAATATTAACAATTATTACAAGCTTCATTGTTGATTATTTGTTTAATAAACAAGTTTTGAATAATAAACAGATATTGGGTGTTTTTTTTATGGTTAGTGGTATCGCCCTGACAAGTAAAAATTCATAAAAGTTATTTTCATTTATCCCTCAATAATTTTGCTCTTTTGGTTTGGGAAGGGCGTTAATCGTGGAGAAGCCGAAGGGAAATATGTTTGAGTCGAGGGCTTCCGTTAGACTCGGAGGTGTGGCGGCAGCGGAGCTTCGGGCGGCGGTCACCTCAACCTCTTGGGCGGCACGGCGTCGTCGGGTCCGAGCGGCTCGGTGTCGATCGGCAGCGGCAGCGGCAGCAGCAGCGGCAGCAGAGGCAGCAGCAGCGGCATTATCCGCAGCAGCAGCGGCATTATCCGCAGCAGAGGCAGCAGAGGCAGCAGCAGAAGCATTATCCGCAGCAGAGGCAGCAGAGGCAGCAGCAGAAGCATTATCCGCAGCAGAGGCTTCTATAACATTGTCGATATCTTTATTGGATAATGTTCTATTTCTAGATAATTGACGGAACGACTCCTGCCCCACCATCCTGCGGAAGTCATCAGTGGATTTCTGAGTTGTTTCCATATATATTTCTTTTAAACCCGCAACAATATCGGTTAGAGGCATGGTTCTCAACAGTTCAATTATAAGATTTTCTATTATTTCGTGGGGATCCGCTTGATTTTTTAAACTTTCTTCTAATTCCATTAATAGTTGATCTTCATAGTTCATCTGCTGCGGCTGTTGCGGCGGCGGCGGCGGTGGCGGCGGTGGCGGCGGCGGTGGCCGCGTCCGACGCCTCTTCATATTTCTGTTGTTACCGCTTCCTCCTCCACCATACATACTGCATTTTTTTTTTCTTGCTGTGTTATTCTTTTTCTTAACCGTTTTGTTTGACATAGTTTATAATATAAGCCTATAAATTAATAATAATAAATCACTATTAATTTATTATTTATTACCAGATTTTGAAAAAGAGTTAAGTTTTTTATAGACGTTTATTAATTAGATATTAATTATATAATTAATAAGCATATTTACTTTGCTAAAATTAGGAGTGCCGCCACCCCTCCCACCAATGCCACCGCCCCTATACCCATTCCCGCCTTAGAAGGGGGTATTTTTGGTGGATTAAACTTCATTTGCGTTTCAACTTCGGCGTCATCCTCAACTTCGGCGTACCTATCATTTGTTTTTGGCATTTTGAATGTATAGCCAGTTGTATTCAAATCTTCCTCATCGCCGCTATAATTACCATCAGTTAAGTTAAGTGGTTTCTGTTCCTGTTTCTCTACATTAGTATATCCATATCCACCCTTTACTTTAGAACGTTCTCGTTTTTTATGTGTTTTTCGTTTTTTTGATGCAACTTTTCTGCCTCGTTGTTTATTTTTTTTTCTATTGTTTGGTTTCCTTGACTTTGGTTTTCTTGGCATATTTATATTATAGTTGTATTTTTTGTCTTTTATTAACACGATTAAATCCATATGATTTGAGGATAATAATCGCCCATTAACTTCGTAAGTTCGTTTTGGTTTGCGTGTGGCAAATCTGGAATTTCGTTTGAAAACTGCGGCAATAATTGTCTATACAATACACCAAAATATTGTGTTTGGCTTGAACAATTATGATTATTAGTGCTAGGTGGAAATAATTGTAGAGATACATTTCCAAAATTATGACAAAACAAAAAAAGAGAAACTTCCCCATTTTCTAATGAATTATTATACAACAATGTGTCGGAAATAGTTTGCGTTGTTTGGCGAGGGCTGCTAAGGTCAACAATGCTTACAGAAAAATACCGCACTTCGTAATTATTGTGTGCGATGTTATTTATATTTTCTGGATACACTGGTAGTTTTAACTGTATTTTTGCTCCACTAAACGTATTTTTGGAATTATTATAAAATGCAATCATATATCTGGCATCATAATTAATAAATAGGTTGTTTTTTTCTTGCGGTGGATAAAAGTTGTTATTTTCATTTGATTTATATAGAGAATATTGTGGTGTAGTATCTTGTATAACGATTACAGGGCGATTGGTCGTTTCGCATTGTTCAATATAATTCCACTCTTCATCTTGAAAAAAAGACAAATCTGGCAGTGCAACGCCACCTGTGTTATTGACACCCATATAAATCCGGTAAATCAATAAATAGTATTCGTTATCATTTTTGTCTTTATTATTAATATTCAGGTCTATCTGATATTTGAAAGTCTCGTTGTATGTGATGGTTGGGTCTGTATATGGATTGGGGTCTGCATTAATATTGACATCGTGTATATCCCAAAATGGCTCCCAAGTTTCTAAATCATATAGTTCAAATGAAAAATATCGTGAATTTGGAAATGTTCCGTTTAATTTCAATAGAGGATTGTTTACAATGGTTCCATAATATTGTGAATTTCCGTCGGGCCATTCAATGTTCAATAATGTGGAATTGGCAATCAAACACCAAGCACAAGTAAGATTGTAATAGTTCATCTTATAGATTATGAAATCATATTTTTAAATATTTTATGAATCTTTGTTAATACAAAGATTTTTGTGCAACATAAAGCCCTGAAAATGTTATAATTGCTCCAGTCGTGAAAATTAAATAATTCACTTGTTTTTTTAATACGATAACACTTAAAATTAGTACAACAAATATGACTATAATATTCAAAACAGTTTGAATAAAGACAGGATGGTTTGCGATTTGAAAACTTTTATATAACAAAATTCTGCTTACTATTGCGGTTATTATTATAAAGAGTACCAAAAAGTATTTTATATTTTTATTTTTATGACTGTTTATAGAAATATCCAAATATTTCAAGGAAAAAACGTGAAATCCCACAATAATACTTGCAACAATTGCATATATATAAGCCAACATCATTATACATATATATAATAATTTAAAATAATAATAAAATTGAAGGTTGTACGTTATTGGTTTATATCCTTATTAACCTATTAAAATGAGTACAAATTCAGGTTTTAATGACCACGGACCAATTGAGACCGATCCAAAAAAAATTATGACTCAGCTGATGAAAGAGATGATTATTGAACATAAATATGACCAAATGGCAAACAAAACTGTTGTAAGCGTTTGTCTTCCAGCGTGGTTGAGTCGCGATTATTCGGTTGATACTGTCAACCAATTCAAAAGATATATTTATATGCAGGCATCGGAAAGTATTTCAGAGATATGTGACGCAAAACCCATTAATAATGACGACAATTATTTCTGTTCTTAATTTTGCGGGTACTCATAATTATATATAATAATATATAATTAAAAATATGGACCCCCCTCCTGTGATTGCTACCCCATTGTTTTCTCAAAAATGCAATGTTTGTCAAAAAGTATTTTATACCTCAGCTTCTCTGGGAACTGCCAATTACTATAGGTGTAAAGGATGTTTAAAAATAGACAAAACGGTTCATTTCAAATCATTGTTTTGTAGTATTCAATAATGTTTATTTTTTATTTTTTCGTGTTTTGGATTTTGGGGTATTCAATGATACTTGGGGGACGCGTTTCATCCCCTTTTTGTATTTTTTCATTGACTCTTTTGCCAATTTAAGAACTTTTGAAGTTTTGGAGCAATGTTCTTCTAAAATATTATAATCTACGCCAGCTGCCTTTCCTCCCGTAATAGAACTAGCGAGGCGTGCGTATCCCCAAGAATGCGGCGTTTGATTTGGACGACTTCCACTAGAATAATACGCACCCTGCCCTTTTTTAAAAATTTTTCGCAGTCCTTTGATATTGCATTTTGTCTTTTCGGCAAGTTGTTTAGACGGTTTTATTATATCAATTTTGTATAGTTTTTGTGCTTTGGTAATATGGGGCGATTGTTTATTTTTAAACGTTTTAACCTTTTCTCTCAATACATATTTTCCTTTTTTGTATGCCTTTTGAGATCTAATAATGCCCTTTTTCTGTGTTATTTTGTCTTTATTACTCAAATGTTTGGGGACATATCTTTTCGGAACTGTCTTTGTTTTCCTCATTATAAATAGTGAATAAAAAAGAATTAGTAAAAAGTATTAGAATTTACGACGTGTTGTCTATTGTTTTGCCACCACCACCACAGCACATGCAACTGCAAAAAGAGCCACCCAAGGCGCCGCTTTTCTCCCTTCGCGTGCGCCACGAAATAGCATGTAAGCTTTCCCCGCTCCTAACGCCGCCGCTCCCAATGCCCCTGAACCCTTACCACCCCCATCCTCCTCCTCTCCCTCTTTCTCCTCCTCTTTCTCCTCCTGCTGCTCCTCCTCCTCCTGCTGCTCCTCCTCCTCCTCTTTCTCCTTCTCCTTCTCCTTCTCCTTCTCCTTCTCCTTCTCCTTCTCCTTCTCCTTCTCCTTCTCCTTCTCCTTCTCCGCCGCCGGCGCCGCCCCCTCTTCCG